CACACGGTGCCTAACTTAGACATTGTTAAAGAGGGTACTGTGGTGCAACTCCTATCAGCACAGTTTATATATGAAACAGATGATGGCTACAGTGGGTCTTGTTTATTCACTGGGCTTTGGAAGGAGGTAAAGAAAGAATGAAAGATCGAGAGACCCAGGCGGGGTATGACCTAGAGTCAGCCTATTGGACAGGTAATCTGTATGAAGTAGAAGATGAACTCGAAGAGCTTGACACTCTGGAACGTAACAGTCTTCTACGCGAACAACTCTTTGGGTTGGGAAGCATGACAGAGGAAACAGTCGCGGACTTCTTCGCGGGACTTGACAATAGCTCTGATTTGTGATACCCTTAACTACATAGTGTAAACACGGAGAACGGAATGTCACTACCAGATATTCATTCATTAAGAGAACAAGCTGCTTATGAGATAGTAGAAGATGCGTACACAAGAGCATTTGTGTTAGGCATGGGAGTTAGATGTCCATCAAAGCATAAATTAATCGAGAGGTTTATAGGATTCTGTCAGGAAAGCGGTAATGATCGTCTCCTACCAAGGGAAGACGATGAAATCTTTGAGATGATACCTGATTTCATTGAACACCTAGCAAGTATATGACAACCATCTACGGCTTTGACTTAGAACATTGGACAAGGTTTAAAGATTCAAAGTATACCTCTCAAATGTACAAAGCTAAGATGACTATGCAGGTTTTGAAGACTACTAAGAACCATGTCATTGTGGAAGTTGGGGAGGGCATTGACCTAGATTTTCTAACAGATGTATATGATCCATTCATGCAGGAGATTGCCTATGAATCTAAAAACAGTAGGAATTAGTGCTGCTCTAATTGCAGTATTGTGTGCTACATATGGTTTCCTAATCTGGTCAGGCTTACAAGCTGACAAGATAAAGGAACAAGAATTAAACATTACTTCTTTACAGGATAATGTGGCTGAACTTTCAAAGGTTCAGAGGATAGTACAGGAAGGACTGAGCCAAGATGTACAGACCCTCGAAGATGATGTCGGTAGCGCGAGTACCCGTAATAGAGAACTCATTCTAGAACTTAGTGGTAAGGTAGAGCATGTGCGTGAGGTCTTTAGTGATCGCCTTTCTGCCCAGGCGGAGAGAGAGATTGAGGAGGTAAGGGCGCTTCACGCAGAGATAGGGGATTTGTCTGGCCTAGTTGATGAACTGAGCACCGAGCTTGATGATGTCAGAGAAGAGCTCGAAGCAGTACCAGTTATAAGCCCTGGTCCCACACCTATAGAAGAGTTCACGGGGGAAAGGGTGGTATCCACAGTACCTATACCAACGTTACCACCCCCTCCGTTTACAGCACCCACAGAAGTAGATGTACCATGCCCAAAGACTCCTGATAATGCTGACATAGCACAGCGAATCTTGACTAGGGCAATGGAAAGGACAGCCAGAAATGGAACCTATGCATTCACTGCTACCTTTGGTGTAGCCTCTGACGGAACCACCTATGATATAATTGTGGTTGGTAATGGCCCAAAGGATCTACACAGAGCAGTTGAACGCTATACCCGTGCCCTCAATTGGACACTCATTGATGAAGTTAATGGGTGTGAATTGAAATTAAAGCTGGATGTTAAGTAACATTCATGGTATAATGTTGTAGTGTTTTAAAGATAATCTAACGGAGATAAGTAAGTATGAGAGAAATTAATGGTATACCTTCTGTTGTGGAAGGTACTGCTTATTGGGCGCACATCCTTGTACCCAATACTCGATTTGAACCACAGAAATTTGAACTGAATCTAGCTGTGTCAGATGAAGTCTTCCAACTCTTTAGCGATGCTGGCTACTATGGCTGTCATGCAGCAGGGACGAAAGATTTCTCACCCGATGCAGTGGTAGTCTTTCAGAAGTTTGCCCACTCAAAGGATGGCACACCTAACCCATCACCACGCCTGGTCAACAGCGACAATGAAGATATCGATGTTGCATTAGGTAATGGCAGTAGAGTTAAGGTTCAGTGGTCACACAGAGAGTACCCCATGAGAGGGTCAGGCAATATGGTGTTACGTGCCGAACCAGTAGCAGTACAGGTTGTTAACCTTATAGAGTATGGTGAGACAAGTAACGGATCAGCAACAACGTTGGAGTTTTAATATGGCAGATAAGGAAGAGGCAGTGGCCCAAGAGGAAGGGCCTTCGTGGGTTTATGGAACTGAAGAGGCGACCTATGATGTTCGAGCATTAGAGCAGGAAGCGCAGCAAGCATTCGCACTTCTCGTAGAAGTCAATGCCGAGGTCCAAGGATTAAACAAGAGGTTGTCTGTTCTTCAGGCAGCAGGTGTACAATTTAATACCTTGATACAGAATGCTCTGAAAGAAGAGGCCATCATAGAAACCAAAGAAGCACAGGAGGAAGAAGATTAGTGATAACAATCTGAAGTACACACATCTGTCCTGCCCCTATTGCGAGCATCGTGGATGCTTTTCAATAGATGAGGATTGGTCATCTTACTGCTTTAGCTGTAAGGAATATACCAGAGACATCCGAAAGGATTATAAAGGAGAGATCGAAGACTTGATAAAAACAGCAGAAAATGTTAGAACGGATACTCGAAATAAAACCAGACCAGTAGACAACTCCTCAACGGCAGGAATATATGGACCCTTACTAGATAGGGGCATATCTGAAGCAACTGCCAAGAGGTATAGTGTCAAGATAGCCGTTGATTCTAAGGGCTACCCAACCCAACACTTCTACCCATACTTTACAGCGAACGAAGTAACCGCTGTTAAGGTGAGGTACGTGAGTGATAAGCATTTCACATGGAAGGGTTACGCCTCAAACAATGGTCTATTTGGTGAACAGATTGCCCCTAAGAAGGGCAAGTACATAACCCTCACAGAGGGAGAGTGCGATGCAATGGCTGCTTATGAACTGCTAGGCAGTAAGTGGCCCGTTGTATCCATTAAGAGCGGGGCAGCAGGGGCAACCAACGATGTTAAGGAATCTCTGGAATTTCTGGAGAGCTTTGATACCGTTGTGATTGCCTTTGACAATGATAAACCAGGAAGAGAGGCAGCTAGGAAAGTAGCTAGACTCCTAAGACCTGGGTCTGCTAGGATTCTTACTCTTCCAGAGGGCTTCAAAGATCCTAATGAAATGCTCCGCAAGAACCAGCGAGAGAAATTCACAAGGGCCTTTTGGGATGCTAAAGTATACACACCTTCCGGTGTTATCAATGTGTCCGACAATAGGGATATGTTCAAGAAGCGTGAGAAAAAGGACTGCATACCTTATCCTTGGGAAGGTCTAAATAGAAAACTATATGGACTAAGACAAGGAGAACTCATGACCCTCACCGGAGGGACAGGGCTTGGTAAATCGTCCGTCACACGAGAGCTCGAACACTGGATTATAAAAACAACAAAGGATAATGTTGGAATCATATCTCTAGAAGAGAGCAGGGAGAGAACCTTCGATGGTATCATGTCTATTGAAGCTAACGCAAAGCTTTACATAGATCAGATAAGAGAAACATTCTCAGATGAAGAGTGGGATAGATACTTTGATATTCTATACACTGAAGATAACAAGGATAGGGTATGGATTCATGCTCACTTTGGAACTAATGATATAGATGAGATATTCTCAAAGCTAAGATTTATGATTGTTGGTTGCAACTGCAAGTGGGTAGTTGTAGACCACCTCCATATGATAGTCTCTTCACTCGCAGAAGGGGATGAGAGGCGAGCCATAGATAACATTATGACCCGCTTCAGGTGTCTTGTAGAAGAGACAGGTGTGGGCCTGATACTGGTGTCACATCTTCGTAGGGTGGATGGTAATAAGGGCCATGAGAATGGCATAGAGACAAGCCTAAGCCATCTCAGAGGATCTCAAAGCATAGCACAGCTATCAGATTGCGTGATTTCCCTAGAAAGAAACCAACAATCTGAGGATATGGATGAGGCTAACACAACTAAGGTCAGAGTTCTGAAGTCTAGATACACTGGAGATGTTGGCTTGGCTACCTCGTTACTCTATGACAGAGAGACTGGGAGGCTAAGTGAGATTGAAACTGGAGACCTTTCACACTCCCTCTTAGAAGAGGACGTTCCACTGGAGTTCAATTGAAATGACTAGACTAGTCTTTGACATCGAGACAAATGACCTGCCTCCGAATGTCAAAAAGATATGGTGCATTGTGGCAAAGGATTTAGATACTAAACATGTTTATACCTTTGGACCGGAGACAATAGAACAAGGTGTCTCCTTTCTACAAAGAGCAGACTACCTAGTAGGACATAATATAATAGGCTTTGATATACCTGTTATTGAAGAACTTATGGGAGTAAGTCTT